ATATTTTGCGTGTATCATAAACGGGCTGAGCGTCCCATCCGGGTTAATGGACTCTTTCATGGGATGCGGTGTGAGTTCTGTCTGGCTGTCAGAATAGTGGTACAGGACTGCCTCCGCCGTGTCCTCGATACCGAACCATGCGCTCATGGTTACCTCGCCCACTTGTACCTTGCCATACTTTGTAAATCCAGTCTGCCCCTCCAGGGCGTCCACATGGTTGAATCCGTTTTCGTCTACAGAAAAATTGCAGGTGAAATGGTGGAACAGGCCATACTGTTCATAGTCATCCCGGCCTTTCCTCCTGCCTATGGACGGCTCACAGACCATGTTTTCATTGGCGTTCATTTTTACGCCCACCGGACTGGTTGAGGTCGTGTATTTATATATCTTTGTGGTAAATACAAGCCCATTTCTGCGGAGGGCAAAATAATTGGAAAGAGCCTGTTCCACTCCTCCACCCGCCTCTTTGATCGCGTCAATCTGAGTTTTTCCAATCGTCTCTATATTTTTGATTGACTCTGCCGCGGCTGTCTGGACGTTATGTACCTCTGCCTTTGCCGCATCCAGTGCTTTGATTGCGTCCTGGGCCAGCTCCTCGAACATTCCTTCCAATACCGTTGATTCATTTCCACTCGGTATTCCGTCTCCTCTGGCACTTCCATCTATGCAGAGATTGAACGGAAATGAGGATACTACATCGTCACCGCTGGCAAACTCTATTATGCATATAGCAACGCCAGGTTCCGCAAGCATCTGATTCGTCAGAGAAAAAACCACTGAATTCTCCATTATCCCACCCTCGCTATATACAACCTTTTTTGACGGCTTTACCACCCAGACACGTGCTGTAGCACCTGCAGGTATATCCCAGTCAACTACCGTACACTCTATTTCCCTGCCAGTGTCTCCCTGCATTGTATAGACAACCAGAGGCATAGGCCGCTTATATAATACACTAATCTCAATCTTTTTTACTGCTTTCATGNATTACCTCCCAAAATATATGCGTCCACGTCAAGTGCCTATAGCAATCCATACCAATGTTGTTTCTGTCGTATTCGTTCTCGTGACGTATGCGTCAAATCCAGATTTTGTATTATTAGAGGCGCCAACGCCCAGGACATTTGTGCCTGGAGCGGAGGTTAACGGAGTAACTACAACACATGGTTGACCTGAAAATGTTATTGGAAATTGCACGTGCTTCATTGTCGGGGTATTTGCGACTGGTTCAATGCTGACACGGCCATATTGAATCATAATCCCTTTTAAAGTGGAATCAAATTCACGATTGAACATTTCCTTTAATGTATTTACTTTTATTCTTCCGGTCTTTGGTTCCCCTGTAGTTGGTGATGTTTCAATGAGCAGATCATCTGAATCATTTATTGTTGTTAAAATGGGTAATGCTTTTATAGGCACGCCATCAACTTCCGTCACTGCATCCAAATTCGCCATGTGTTATACCTCCTGATCTGCCAAAAAATTCTCATTTATAAACTTTTCTATATCGTCAATCTTTGCTTTTATCGCATCATCTACCAAGATAAAGTTTCCCTTATTATTTTGGCTTATAAGCTTCCCCATTTCGTCAACTTCAGAAAAAGTAAAGGCAATCCTCACGCCTTCACCAGTTGTAAGTTTTGTAAAACTTGTTAATTTCTTCATCATGAATATCCTCCAAACTTTCATAATATTCTTTCACCATAGTAGCTGCTTGCGCTTCGTAATCAATCTCTTCTGCATTAGACGGTATTAACTCATCATCTGAAAACAGTTCCAGTCTTTCGAGTTCAAAACCCAATTGCTTTATTTTGATTTCCCAGGAAAACTTAACATTAGGGGTTCCTTTTACCACAAAATAGGACAATGTTTTGCTTTCTACCCATATATCTCCCTGATCTTCTTTCTGTAGAAATACTTGATAACATGCCTCTGTATTTACGGTTTCGGAAAAGACATCATCCAAAAAGATATAACACTCACCCATATTATCTGTACGCCCCTCTCCTATGTCACCAAACATGGGAGCTGGCATTTCATAGCAGTACAATTTCACGTCACCATAATTTCGGGTTTCCGCAATCCTGCTTTTCGTTCCGCTGCACGAAAGCGAACCCGTTGAATATATGTTATTGGTCAAAGAAACCACTGTCTTACCAGTGTCTGAATTGAATGTTGCTATGTAACCGTAATTCAGTGATGTGCCCACTCTTGCATATGCCTTTTGTACAAAGTCGTCGCTTCCACCTTTGTCGTTGTAAACGAATATAGAGCCCTGCGCGATTTCACAAGATGTTGTTTTTCCCCCGGAAGTGGAAGTATATGTTTCTTTTATCACTGGATAGCTTGTCCGCCCGTTGTTGTTATACCCAACCAACAAATTGTCATTGTAATTCAAGCCCAGATTATCCATCTGAGCTATTTCGGCGCCTGAGGCATTTAGGATTTTCAGCACACCATCTTGATTATTGTGACCGCCTAGTTTCATGGTCCCGCCGCGTAACCAGTCAAAAATTAATCCTCTTGCTGTAATAATGTTAAAAAGAGCATTCCCGTTTTTGTCTACTGCCCACGTAGTACCCCCATCGAGTGAAGCAACTATTCCGTTGCTCGTCCAATAACACGTATAACCAGACTCTTCTATGGTAGGCTTATCGTGCATGTAATAAATGATGCTTCCGTCTTCCTGCTCTACCGGGGTAAGATACATACCGCTTCCCTGACTTATTAGCTTTGTGATCTGCTGTAATATTGACTCATAATTGCCCAACTGCTTAATACTGTCATTTTTTGCATTTACATAAGCCTTTGTTGCCTCGCTCGTGTATTTGCTACTGTTCCTAAGTGTATCATTTGCGCTGTTTGATAAAGACGTATATCCAAACACATTAAATACAACGTCAGTAATAACCGTCATATATGTATTCCTTTTATCTCCTCTTGTAGATGTGATATAGGCCAGATCCATAAATTCAATTGTTGGGTCTGCCGTATGATCGCCAGAAAATTTTCTGAATCTGACACCGATCAGCTCGTTAGCGAGCCATGACACCACCTTTTTCTCTTCTCCCGTGATAAGTGGATTAGAAATTGATATCACATATCCTTCATTTCCTTCCATTATCTCATTGCTATTCTCGCTATTCTCATCTACAACAGTTTTTATGCCTGTTATTATGATGTCATCTGTTCCAACTTTCATATTGCTGAAAAAGTTTTTTAAGTCATGTGCCTTATTCTTTTTCCCCCATACACTTAATATCTGTTTTCCGTTTGTGTCCAGAATGAACTTACGATCAGCACTCATTATTGGCGCTGTATATTTTCCGAAATTATATGTTTGTATCTTAAGGAATCCATCTACATCAAATCTGGCATTCCCACAGGCTATCATGGCAATGTATCCTAAAATCTGGCGCTCCGTCATACCCTCAGGCTTAGCTTTCACAACAAAATCATCGTGCAGAAAGGTACTGGAACCCATCATAAATCCTTTGCGCTCACAGATGTCTCTATACATCTCGCCTGTTGTGGCAGGAAACTTAAGCTTAGTCGCATATTCTTTATCCGCCTTATACATATCGTCAACAGCTTCAACAATAATCGTACTCCCATAAGTTTCAGGGGTTATTACTGTGTATGTACCCTTATTCACCGACTCTATAGTACTTGAAAGCTGTAATTTTAACGTCAAATGTATCTCAGCCATAAGAAAATCGTAATCTGCGAACTGTTCCTTATCATTTATGATTTCCAACTGGATGCTCTTTGCGATTGCTGCGCCAAGAGGAAGTGTATTCATTCCAGCCGCATCAGTTATTGAATTATTTGATAATGCAAAATCTTTTGGTCCTAAGTTTATAGTCCTACCATCCTTAAATGTAATATTGGCATACTGTAAAAAATCTCTGCGGGTTTTCATTACTTCTCTAAATTCATTACTTACATTAATCACTCTGGATTCACACTCCTGAAATTAATCTGTAACCCTTCCCAAATTTCAAACCCCTCTTCAAGGGTCTGCGCATCCATATTAAAATTGGAACAGTAAAATTCACCATCCTGCCATTGGCCCGGGATACGCGGATTGGGGTAGTGAAATAATACACTGCCTCTTCCAATACACTGATTAAGGATGTTTGCTATCTCCTCCCATCTAAGGCAGTCCCAGGCTACATCATATCCTCCAATTGTAAACATAGGAGTATTGTGCATAACTCCATCCTGCGCCCTGTCACTGTCCTCTGTTGATGTTGTTGCGAATACTGGACTATATGTAGAGGGGGCGGCAATTGCCACCCCATTTATCTTAAATTGTTCCATATTCCCTCCTATACAAGATCAAACGGATTAACGCCTGATTGTGTCTGCCTCATTTTCGCTTCGTCTATCACAATCTCAAACAATGTTCTTCGCTGCACATCGGCCTTTACATTATAGGTTCTTGCGCCTGCATTTCCTCCCATTTCCCTGTACGCTTCTTTAAATGCTTTCTTCATGGTAGAAAGAGGTGACACGACTTCTGCCTCTTTGTTGTTATCTCCCAATATAGCGGCAAACTCTCCGGCACGCCTTGGAACAACTGTACCGCTTGCCAAACGCGGCATAGTGTAACTTCGCGGGCGATAAGAATAGCTGCTAAAGCTTAATCCAGAACCAATACCGGTTATAGAACTAAAGCTATACCTGATACTGTTTATGATGCTGGATATCCTATTCGCTAAACTCAATGCCGCAGAAACGATCTGTTGGAATGGTCTGGTCACAATACCCACAAGACTTGAAAATGTACTTTTGAATGATTGAGTGATCATTTTAAGGGGTGATATCGCTCCACTCTGCATATTTTTTGCACCATTTGTTACGCTTTCTTTTATAGACTTCCATTTGGAATTTGTTTCGCTTAAAGCTTGCTTCCACTGCTCCGCAATACCACTCTTCAGCTCTGTGATTTTGCTTTTAGACTCTTTCGCAAGCGAGGAAGCCGATTCGGAAACCGAAGCTTTTATACTCTGCCATTTGCTTGCCGTATTATCCCTTAATTCATTCCATTTCGTTGACGCAGACTCTTTTAAATTGCTTATCTTTTCCACGGCACCTGATTTCATACTTGACGCAATGCTTACGACTTTTTCCTTCGCCGCAGTCATTTTGTTCTGGGCAGACGTCTTTATCACCTCAAACGCTTCTCCTATATTTGTCTTTAACGTATCTATCTGCTTTATAGTTCCGTCTTTTAATTCTGTAGATTTCTGCACTACCCAATCTTTTGCCGCAGTAAATTTGGGAGCAACAGATGATTTCCACCAATTGGGAAGGTCTTCGGTAAAGAATTTCTTTACTTTATCCCAGTTACATATAACAGCAATAAGAGCCGCGATAGCAGCCACTATAATGATTCCCCAAGGGCCTGTTGCCGCCAGAGCTGCGCCTATCGCCTTGATTCCTGTAAATAAAATAGTACCGACAGATTTAACTCCGCCTACTAATGCAGTAAGAATTCCCCCGCCCTTAGCAAAAATTCCTGCCAACCCTTCTTTTCCGCCAAGGAATTTTTTTAATACGGTAACTGCTCCGCCAAGTATACCAGTAGCCTGTGTACTTCCAAGTGCATGAGCTATATCGCCTATAAATCCCAATACTTTACCTGCTATCCCTATCGCCATAATGATTTTAGCAATAGTTGCCGCAATTTTACCCGGTGTATTAGTTTCCAGCCCCGAAAGGAATCCGCCTAATCCCTTAACGAAAATACCTTTTATCAATTCCCATAGCCTGCTAAGGATCCCACCCCAGTCAATTGATTCAAGCATTTTCGCAACATTCTCTCCAAATTCATCCCATCTGGTGTCATTTACAATTTTTATCAATAAATCAAGAAGCTTTATAACCGCATCACTGATTGTAGTTCCAACTTCTTCCCAGCCAAAAGTAGAAAAGAATGTATTCAGGGAATCGACTATTTTATTTCCTAAAGAATCCCAGTCGATTTCATCAATAAAATTATGGATTTCTTTTATTATTCCGGTTATTGCAGTGGCAAGTGTCCAAGCAAATTCTGACAGATCAATTTCATGGATCATGTTTGTGAGTGATCTGCCTATCTTTGCCCCAAGCGTTCCGAATGTGATTCCATCGACGAAATTGCTAGCCAAGTGTATGAATCCCTGGATTATCTTTCCAAGCGCAGTACCTAGATTTTCAATCTCAATATTATTAATGGCATTCATCAGTCCAGAAGCTAATGATTTTCCAATCTTTTTCCACGTCTCAAATTTCTCCATCCGATTCGCAAATCCAAGAAGAAACTTGATAACTGTATTAAGGCCCTCAGCCAATGTCAGGCCCAACTTGTCCCACTTTATTTCGTCAAATATCCCATAAATCCCATCTGCCAATGCCCTGCCACAGTCCTCCCAGTCAATACCTGTGAACAACAGATAAAGAGTATTGACAAGGGTATTAATGCCGGTACCGAACATTCGCCCTATTGCTTCCCAGTTAATAGTCTTCACAAGGCTATTAAAAAGGTCGCAAAATTTATTGATGAAGTTCGTGATGACTCCACCGCAGTTTTTCCAGTCAATAAAATCAGTTATCTTCTTAACTGCGCCGTTGATTTTTTCTCCAAGGATACGCCCTATCTCCTCAAAATCGCCTGATTTGATAAGGTCTTTCAATCGTTTTACAAAATCCTGGATCGCATTATCTATCGGCACTGTTTCAAACATGTCCTCTGGTTTTAGCCCAGTATCGGGCGTGCTGATCCCATTGTCATTACCGTTATTTTTAGAAGTATCTGTAATCTTCTTCTGGATCTTGTTGATTTCATCAATAGGTGAAAGATATCCCTCCGCCTCGTCCGCTGCGTCTTTCAGCGCATCAGACTGGTCATTGATAGAATTTGTAGCCTTATCCGCGTTCTTTGCCGTCTCCCCGTAAGTGTATGCAAAATCCTGCTGGACTGCCTTTGCCCTTGTGAAACTGTTTTTCCCTGTAAGCGCCGCAATAAACATTCCAACGTATGTTATAGCCTGTGACAAAAGATTGATAAATTTTGTCAATATAGGAGCAACTGCGCTTATAAGTGGTGCAAATGCCGTAGCAACGCTGTTTTTAAGGCGTGTTAATGCAGACAACAGCATGGACAGGTTCTGATTTGCTTCATCAGAATACTGCGATAAGTTTACAAACCCCTCCTTTATTGCCGTGGTGATTCCATACAGGACTTTAAAAACTGTGCTATACATGATAGACATACCCAGCATCCTGCCCATGCCGAATTTATTCGATTCTTTGTTCGTCCTATGTAATATACTTGCAAGCTTCTTAAATCCAGTAGAAACACCATTAACAGCGCCGCGCACGCCACGCAGCATAAGAGATTTGCTCAGAGTAAACGCATGAAACGTCAGCTTATTTACGCGTTTCGCCAATCCGCCAAGTGCTACTGCCAAAGTTTTTCCAGTCTTTGAAGAACGCTTCTGCGCATTGCTGGTACTATTAAGACTTTTCTTATACTCCTTTTCAGCAGCTCTTGCTTTTTGAAGTTTTTGGTATACGCTGTCGTATTCCTTGTCTCCAAACCCTAGATTATCAGACGCGAGCTGTTTTAGCTTCAGTTCATAATATCTGGTCTCCTCCGCTACAGTCCTAGTTCTTTTCGCTAATGAGTCCAATTCATTATCCAAGCTTGTCAATTTTCCGCCGTACGCCATATCATTAAGATTCTTCTTATACTCCCTTATCTGTCCATTTATATCCTGCAATTTGATATATACTTCATTGTACTCATCGCTGTTATCAAAATACTTACCAGCTTCTTCAAGCTCTTTCAGTTGTCTCTTGTACTCTTCCGCTTTTGATTTTAGGTTGTCTATTGCGCTGGATGCTTTATTTGCATAGTTATCTACATATTCCATAACTTTAGGATCATATCCACCTTTTCCAGACCACTCTATGCTTTTGGGAAGTTCCCCCTCTTTGATATTTTCAGCACGGTCTATATGGATATCATTCAGATCATCCGCCTGTTTTTTGGCCTTTTTCTCTGCGCTTTCCAACTCTTTTATTTCATTAGCGGCTTCTTTTACACCACTGCCGGCAGTTTTAAATCCCTCTGACATGGATGCGGAGAGCGCGTCTATTGATATCCGCAGTTTATCACAGGATGATACCAGACTCTTGAGTATATCCCTTATGTTATCTGCACCGGCTTTTACGCCATCTGTATCAATCGACGAATCAATGATAATGGAACCATCTTCCAATCCTGTCACCCCCCTGCTATCCAAGCATTTTATTCAGCTTGTCCCGTTCTTCCTGCTCTTCCTTTGAGAGCCGTTTGTCCAGATCACATAATTTACGGTTTTCGTTATAAAATTTCTTCTCCCATTTTTCCATCTTAGACTTGCTGTTTTTTTTCTGTCGGATATTTATTACCTGTAAAAATGTACCGTCTGGTATTTCCATAAAGTACCCCAGGAACGTCCACCAGTGCATATATTTCATTGCCCTTACGTCATGCCCGATCATTTTATTTACAGATGGAAATATCAAAGGAGCGTCTTGTTCCCAGTCCATAATGCGCGGTTTAGGCTTGTTATCCCCTTCAGTTCCCGCGTCGATGAATTCCACGCCTTTTTGTATAGATTCTGTAACCTCTTCTTGTGACAGCGGTTTCCCATTGGACAGAACATATATTGTCCCCATATTTTCAACAATTTCAATGTCGGTATAGAGTATGTCAATCATTGTCAGAATCTTGTCTGTGTCATTTAACTCAGGGTCATTAAAAGCTCTAAGAATATCAACGATTTCACGAAAATCCGTGCGTATCTTATGCTCCTTGCCACAAACGATTAAAGATTTTGGAAGTTCCCATACATCCATTAGTTATGGTACTTCCTTGTGTATTTATTTACCTTTGTATTGGCCCTGTTCACCCTGATTTTGCTCTCTTTTTCGACCAGACTTGCGATTTTGTCTAACACCTCAAACGCAAACACATTTCCGTTGGCCAGCATAGATAAAGGCGCAACTCTGCTGAACAAAGAAGTGCTGGTATCTTCGTTCAGCAGATATGACATTTTTTCCACAATGCCTTTATCCGCGTCCACAATGAATTTTTCTGCGTCCTCTCCTTCTTTCAGATCAAGGCTGTTAAAATATTCAACTACGTCATTATATCGGCTTAAGATACCAGTATCGGACGGATTCCAAAAGAATTCTCCCATCGGCCGTCTGTGTTCATCTTTGATCACATATTTTTTCGTGCCGGTATTAATAATCAGTTCTTCTTCATTTCTATTCGCTATCTGTGAATTTGGTTTTACTAATTTGTTGCTCATACTCTAACTCCTTTTCTGGGTCAATTAAAAGTTCATTATTACTCAGCGATTCAAAATATGCTTTTTTGACTGCGTTTAGTAACGTTCATGCTTCACTACTGGATCCCGCTGTAAATTTCTTAGTGCTTAAATCAAATTTACCCTCCACACGATTTCCAGCATTATATACAGTGAATGGGGTCTGCACTCCTGTTGTATCACCGCCTACAGAATCAGGGATTACATACACATCTTCACGCCACGCCTTAAGGACTGAACCGTCAGCATTCAGCAGTACATCTACCTGTGAGGTCTTACATGCATCCCCCTTCTTCCTGTTCATTGCTATATCCATGATTTTTTCTGATAACTTATCATCATATGAGTAATAATAGGGGGAAACCTCTGAACTTACCTCATACCCAGAATGCTGTACGCTCTGGCTTCCTAATATATTTTTTTTCGTTTCGACTTCTGGGTTAAGCTCCTCGTTAAATTCTTCCAGATCATCCCCCAGCCTAACATAAGTGCTCGCTGCATAAGTTGTGTCAAAAGCAGCATCAATAAAGTGTGCAAGGTACTGTCTTTCAGCTTTCATATTGTCATTCTCCTTTACTCAAAATAGTTGTTTTCGTATTGCACGGTTATATAAACAACCCAGTCGCAGATGCCATCATCATAATTGTTTGCATTGTATGATGGTGTAGTGCGACGGATTGAATTTATCTTGCGGCCCCCTATTTCTGGGTACCTATCCAGCTTATAATTCTGTCTGGATACAGTTATCTCTTGCCGTTCTAACCATTCTCCCAGTTTATCAAGCTTCTCTTTTACATTTATCCGCAAATGCTCAGATGTTGATGCGGTACGATAAAGCACATAAAACGGATATTGGCAGGTTTGCCGTACCTCACCAACGATTGTCTTTTTTTCTCTCTCTATTACCGCTCCGGATACCGGATACCATGCCACTCCCGAATCATCACTGATAAATGAAAAAACAACCTCTTCCTCTTCTGTCCATCCAGGGAACCGGTTTATCAGCTCATCTATGGCCTTTGTCATCACTGCCGAGCCGCCAGTGTCATATTTTATACCTGCCATACTCTTACTCCTTTATGGCGTTCTGCGCCTGCGCAATCCAGCTCTTAAGGTCTTTCTTCTTTGCTGGGAGGAACCATTCTTTCTGCACATCAGGATTAGCTAATTTATTAAAATCTAACTCGCGTTCTGTTGCCTTGAGCTTTGCCCCTAATTTATATCTTGGGCCAACTCCAGGTATATTCATGGGGCCTTTTCCGGTTTTTGCGTCAACCATGACCTTACCCTTGTAAAGATAACGTCCTTCAGGTCCCACACCGGCATAAACGATTCCTGTACCTTGGACAGCGGCACTTTTTGCAACAGTACGCTGTATAAAGCTCCCGGTAACTTTTGGCATATAAGGTATCATGCTTTGCATTATGGCACCATCAAGAGCGTACTGTGCACGACGCATAGCTTTTTCAGCTCCGTCCATGTCAAGTTTGATCTTGACACCCATTTCCTGTATCGAAAAACCCTTGAAATGCTTTTGTGCCATCTACTCACCGCCGATCTCGAAGTGTGGGATAAGATTGTATTTCCCCACAGTGTTAATTTTAAACACATTATCATATTTAGACTTCATATAGGATAACAGGCCGTTCGCATAAATGCTTTCATCCTCAACGATCACTTCCTCAGGGTATTCGCCTTCAATAAAGAAATCATGCCCTTCGTTAAATGTGATTGATAACATTTTTCCTTCATACGTCTGTGCATTCCATTCTTTTGGCAGTAAATACGATTTACCTTCCACCAGCGGCCTGCCCTCTATAGAAATATACCGTATATGTAGATTAGCTTTATCGGCATCTGACAATCCCGTTTTAGCCATTACAGCGCCTTTATCTACGACCAGATCTACACCGTCAATAATTGTCGGGAACCAGACAAAGCCATTCTTTTCGCTGCCACTACGATTAAATACAGTAATCGTCCTATCATACATTGGAACCACCTCACATCACATCAGCTTTTGTTCCCAAAACATTAATTTTACAATCCTGCATATAGCAGCAACTCTCCTTTATCGTCTTTTACACCAGTTAGGTATTCCTTCACCGTGTCATATTCCAATCGCCTACGGGTTTTCACATCTTTTACTGCTGTAGATATGGTACTGGTTGTTGCACCCTGTCCCACAGCATAATGTATAGACTCGCTCCCGGATGACACCGCGGTTATCTGTTTTCCTATCACTGTTCCGTCCTCTTTGTTGATAATACCAGTAGATTCCTCTGCTTTTCTATCTTCTGCTTCTATCCGGTAAAACAATTCAGCCAGGGCACATACTGCTCTCTGCACCCTGGCCGCTGCTCTTTCATTTGTCGGAAGTCCTTCTGCCAGCCTGTCAAATGTGATAACGTCAATTTCATCACAAGACCGCTGGCAGAATTTTTCAAACACATCTTCCGGGATCATATCTCCAAAATAGCGTGTAGCATAAAATTCGTATGTGGTATACATAACGTCACCTCTTATCCGTTTGACTTAATCATACCCATGCGGATGTTCTTCTCCTTGTAAGCCAAAGACCAGTTCGCCTTTGCTCCGAGTTCTACATTTGTCGGGGACTCCTTTTTAATCTTTGTTGCAGCAATAGAAAATCCATTGGGATGCATGACATACCCCTGCTTCGTATACAGTTTGCGGATGCCCGCTTTTGTCTCTGGGTCGTAGTCTGCGTAATATGGATCTTCATAGTTGGTCTTATCACAAGTCAGTATAGAGCCGGAGCCAATCATATAAGTCTTATATACTGGCACAGAACCAGAAGTATCTACCGTAAACCGATCAGACACTACCGGGATGAAGCCTCCGATCGTCGGCATTTCCACATCACCGGCCAATGCATTCGGCACAGTATATTTGTTGTAATCCACAAGCCCCATAGCCTTGTATCTGGCATACATATAAGAGTGCAGGAACAAAAGCCCCATATTCTCGGCAGAATCCCCTATTGCTTTCTGCTGTGCGTAAATAAGCGTAGTCTCATCTACTTTATTTGCCTCCGAAGGGGTCCCTTCTGCAGCCGAGATATCTGTGATATGATTCGCCATCCCGTCAAGGCTTAACACAGCATCCACAATAGACATCAGGTCTTTAGCTCTCACCTGCCGATAGTATCCGGATACGCTGTTCGCGACATGTGTCATAGGGTCCGCTCCAGTCAGTTCTTTTGTAAAATCCTGCGCCTTCCATGCTTTCATCCTCTGAATCAACATACAGGTCTGTTTGCTTCCAGTAATCTCGGACGGGGTGTTATCCGTTTCTCCATCATTGTTCAGCGCCGGGTCCTCTTCAGCATCAATCGGCACATAGAAAGGCAGTGTTGCCACATTTCCCTTGTCACCGATCAGATCCATGATCGTATTATCCTGTACCAAAATACCGGATGCTAAAATCCTATCGTTCCATGTGGGCTGTTCTGCCATATATTCGGAGAATACCTCCGGGTCAAATACAAAACCTCCAAATGTTCCAGTCATTGCCATAACTTATTTCCTCCTATTTTCATTTTCTCATTGCTTCGTACAGTTCCGGGTCACTCTGTTTCAATTTAGTACGTTCGTCAAGGGACAGTTTCCTGAAATCATCTTTTGTCATGCCGCCATTTCCAGTGCCAGTGAACTTCGTAGTGAATTTTGCCTTATTCTGTTCGGCCTTCTGCTGTCCCTCATCCACGACAATATTCGGGATCTGGTTCCCGTCTTTGTCTGTGATAAGTCCTTTGAAGATATCTTCAATAGATTTTCCTTTTGCGGTATCCTTGTCCAGCTCTTCCATGAGTTTTCCCCTGATACTGTCTGCTGTCAGGGAGTTCACGAATTTCTTGTCCCCCATGAATGTATCTACTGTCTTCTCCAATGCCCTGCGTGACTCTTCGGCAGCACGCTCTTCCTTCTCCTTCTGCAAGTCCGCTGTTAGGGTTTTAACCTGGTTTTGTAAGTCTTCCACATCCACCTTCTCAAAATCTTCAAGTTTTCCCTGCACGTCCTCAAGAGACTGTTTGTATTCATCCCTTTTGGCTGCCGCCTTCTCGAATTCAGCCTTTGTCCGGTAATTTTCTTTCCATGCCTTGTCAAATCCTTCCTTCTTGTCTTCCGGGATCTCAATTCCGAACTCTTTCATGATTTCATAAATGTTTTTCATTTTCCTAGCCTCCTGAAATGATTTTATTGACCGCTCTTTCTGCGGTTGGATTCTGCCGGATTGACCCCCGGCCAGGTAACACGTGTGAGGGGAATCGAACCCCATGTATGTTCCCGAAGAACCACACGCACCTCTTATGTAGATTTGTTATTGTATCTATCCGCAGCCGCTCTAGCCTTCGATTCCTCCGAATATCCCCACTTTGCTGTATGCAGCCTTTCCTGCAAAGGTTTTATATTATGCATATCACAAAAATTCTTATATTTCGCATTCTGTCTTTTAAGGGTGGCGGCTATATGGTCGTATTCCTGTTGTAACTCATACTTCAACTTTTCATCCCCCGTGCTCTCAATTGCCGTTCGCAAACCAAGCAACTCTTGCTTTGTTTTACGGATATTACGTTCCATTTCTCTCATGTGCTTGTTAATATCCTCAATCTTCTTGTTTGCTTCGGAATCAATGTCTCCATATGGATTATGAATGCCATCTCCAGGTCCGAAAGAATGGCGGCAATTTGCACCGCACAATCCAGTTACGGAACCGTATCCTGTTGAAGTGCGAAAATCAGGAAACCTTTTATCCCGACCAGTACGGCTAAAAAATTTTCCCTGCCACCAATAGTGATTACCTGGGTTTTCCCCGCCATCTCCAGTACGTGCCCCATAATGTGCGCTTGTGAGTATAACGTCCCACTCCATTTCCTCCATGCGCGCAATCTGTATATCTCCTGTGGCCTGCGCCACACCTGTTCTTACTGCCCTTGCAACTGCTGTCTCTATGTAGTCCTCATGACCGGAGGGATACACAACTTTCACGCCAGTCTTCGACACATTTTCAACTGCTTCTCTCACTGCTCCCGATAACGGCTGTACATTTCGAGTGACCTTCTCATACGCCATGTCACATTCTTCAATAAATGTCTGTTGTGCGGCATTGGCGGTTGTCCGTGTAAGGTTCCGCAGTTCCCCATTAGTAGCTTCATAATTTCTTTGCATAATCCTGATCAGGTGTGGCGCTTGTTTTAGTGGCGTAGGAGACAGTCCAGTAGCCTTATACGTTTCATTGTCATACTCAATAGCTTTTATACCTGCCTCTTCCATTCTGGCCTTAACCTCTTTGTACTGGATTCCCAGATGGTTTGATATCTCCTTCTGGATATCCTCAAGCAGATATCCAGACTCCTGTATGGTGTCTATCTGCCACCTGTCAATTGGAGTGAATAAATATTCCTCTCGCCTTTCCAGTCTCCTTACCATCCGTGATATTATGAGGGCTATAATCTTCTGGTGCAACTTACTGGCATTCTCTTCTGCCCCTTCTGTTATCTGCCTTAAATATTCCGGTGATAGCATAGGCTATTCTTCCTTTCCAAATAACGTTGGCTCTTCCGGCTGCGCTTCTTCTGTAAGGGCTTTGGCTTCTTCCTCTGTCATGTTTTCAAACTTCACAAAATACTTCCATGCCGGGATTTTCCTATTTACCACATACTTCCACCAGTTTGCCTTGTCCTCTTCGTAGCTGTATATGATATCTCCGAAGCCGTATTCTACCTCATACTGCCCGGAAGGGGCCAGGCCATACAGCTCCGCCATGATCTGCAATGCATATATCAGGCCGTCCATACAATTTTCCAGCTTGTCCCGGCAGTCCTTTATAAACTGTATTGTCCTCTGCTGGTCTGCTTCTATCTGCGTCGCCGTTACCATCCCCGTTTTTTCATCAAATACGAAGTAACCGTTGCTGTAACCACATTTATAAGCAATAAATGAGAGATACATGTTGATTCCCACTTTTCTCATCTCTGTATTTAACTGTGGGTTTATTTCTCTATAGAAGTCGTCAGCACTATTTCCGAACACATTCCTCACGAATTTAGGAAGTTTTATATCTTGACTACTTCCTATTTTCATACCGCTTTTTTGTGTCAGCCTATCATCCAACAGGGTTATTTTTTGACTGATGTCAATTTCATACGCATTCCTGCTATATGCTATATCAAGGTCCTTTAGTTCCTCGATCGCAGTGGAGAATATAGGCAGTCCCAGTGTGCTTCTGCTATCTACATTGTTTGCATCAGGTGTGCTGAACACTCCAAATAGAGGGCTGTCCAGTCTCTCATTATTTTCCTTGGTGATATATGCATCTGGCAACAAATTCGACCAGCGTGTCTTTTCCAGTTCTATCTTCTTCCCAATTTCATCTTGACCATCAGACACATATGCCCTGTTAGATATGGCATACACATAGTCAGCTTCAAACCTGTGATACTCCAACCTGGTATAATACCTATTACCATTCTGGTAGCCATCTTTGAATATAATCCCATTGATATTACCGTTATCATCCGTGGATGTGATGATGAAATCAGCCGGGGTAAATACATCCACACCGCTGCCATTAGGCTTGAGAATCGCCGTGCCATGCGCCAACCCCATCTCTACCCACTTACGTAAGTTGAAATAGCATTTGTCTATCTGACCCTGCAAATATTCCCCCATTGGCGATCCGCTAACAGAAATGGAGACTGCAAGCGTTATTAGTCTGGCAGTCTCCTCACATATCGTTTTAGCAAAATTAATTGTCCGAACATTGTCCTCTTCATTTACCCACGCCGGATGACCTCTGTATATCATCACACACTTATTGATAAGAGCGTCCATCTGTGGGGACGTTACCGGGCTGACTTTAAACTCTCTTTCTGCTTCATTCTTGAACAACATTCCCCACCACCTCCTAATCGTTGATATGATCCCCATAGTTTAATCACCTTTTCCACCGCCAGATGCTATAAGTAATACTAAAAATCACAGCAATGGCGGCTATAATCACTTTTAATGCAAGATATGTTTCCACTGTCATGCGCTGTTCCCCCTTCTGTTAAAGAAGTCTTCGTATGCATAGCGAAGGGCGGCTATGATATGGTCTTCCTGCCCTTCTGGATATCCACTCATGACATTGCCGTCCTTATCTCTGGCATACTCATATTTAGTAATCTCATTGTAGGCATTTGGTGTCCTGCGCCTGTCTATCACGATTATCTTTCCTTGCAGCCACTTAAACCCGTACTCTACGCTTCCAGGGCCTTTGATCGCTGCTCTTGCCAGAATACCCATATCCCTGTAGTCATTCACGGATTTGTTCTCGTTGCTGTCACAAGTAATCAGATAATCATCATACCCATGTTTGATTATCCACTCTGCCGTTTTCTTGTTCGGCGTTTTGTTTACATAATTTTCATCAATCAGATATATCTTTTCATGATGGCTGTCGTAATACGACCGGATAAACGCATACTTATCCGGGTACCATCCCCAGTCAACGCCCTGATAGATCCTATCCATACGGTTAATTTCATCATCTGTAATCTCCCGGATCTCAAGGTATTCAAACACGTTTCCGCCGGAACCGTTAGCTACACCATCATACTCGTTCTCATACGCTTCTGGGTTAATCTTTCTCAAGTGCTCAGCGTCATCTATAAATTTCTGTCCCAGCCATTCCGGCGGGACATCCTTATATGTGCTCCTGTACACTACAGCGTCAGGGTTATCTCTCTCTGTTTCCGCCACATACTCATTTGCCCAGTTATTTTTACTCTTCGGAGGATTAAATGATTTAAATTTATAAGCCACATCTCCACCACGGATAGCGGACTGCTCAATGCTTCGGATTTCTTCTGGCCCGGCGAACTGGTCAAGCTCCTCAAACCATACTATCCCGATATAACCAAATTCTGGCTTGATTGATTTTATTTTCAACGGGTCATCCGCACCACGGAAGAATATTTTCTGCCCGGTAGGCTTGTATATAATCTCAAGCGGGGACACCTTATAAATAAATTCGTCTTCCAGCCCCATTTTCTGTATTGCCCATTTCATTTGAGCGTACACAGAGTCATGTAAGGTATTCCCAACCTTACGAAGTATCAGTGCATGCATATCGCTATTATTCTTAATCAATTCTCCGACTATGCATGACACAGAAGAGGACTTAGTAGAACCTCTGCCGCCGGGGAAATCATACTCCGTATGTTTCCTATTTCTGATGTCACGGATAATTGGGTGAAAACCGTCTGCAATGATATCTAAGTCCATATGCCATATACCGGCATTACGGGCTGCTTCTGCAATACGCTGTTTTTCTTCTTCCTCTTCCCTGATTTTTAAAGCTTTTTCTAAATCATTCGCAGCTTTTAATCTTTCTGTGAGGGCAGCGTCAAGTTCAAATTGATCTTTTTCTTCTCCGCGGACAACACGGGAACGGAACTCTTGTATCTCTTTCAGGCTACATATTCGCTGTGAATCAATTTCTTGCTGTCGGCATGCTATATAAGCCTTTATGCCCTCGTTTGCCATCAGCCTTCCCACTCGTTTGTTCAAGCCCTTTTCTGCATATCCGGCATCTCTCGCCGCCTTTGTCATATTGCCGCCATTTTCTATGTAATTATCAGCGAACGCCTTATATTGCGGTTTTAACTTTCCCATAAGCTCGTCTTGCATTAAGTTTTCACCGCCTTATATATGTCGTTCAGGCATTGTATAGCCTCTATGCCGGATGTAGACGAAAGTATTGTCATCTGCTCATCTTTTAATTCCCCTGTTTTCTTACGATGTGATACTGGGGTGGTAAGGCGGAATATGGTTATCATACGTTGCTGATCTTGAGCATAGAATTGTCGCGTATCTATGCTTACTACTAATCCTTCTTTTAGTATAGCTGTCTGTAGCTTTTTCATTATGCTTCGTGTATTCACCTTATCCCCTCCACTATTTTATTGCATTAAAAAGAGACGGCGCTAACCGTCTCTCGTTCTTTTAATTTATTAAATACATTTAGCCTTTTGAAACGCCTTCAGCATCTTTGGGAACTGAAGAGCAATCCAGTCGGTGATTTCCTCAGATTGCCCCCAGTTCTCTACATTCCCGCTATTCGTCCATAGGCCGCTTTCGTGCAGAAATGCATGTGTGATCTCATGCCTCATTACATTCTTTGTGTGGGCTTGAAGGTCCTCTACACTCATAGGGCATCCCTCGAATTTACCGACCACTATCTCTTTTATAGTTGGGTCCATATAACCGTCGCATTCATTCAGCTTTGGTTTTTCCTCGTTTGTAGCTATAATTATTCTGTATTTAGTTCCAAGTATATTAACTTTCATAATACCTCCATGACATAATCCCATAACAAAAGCGCCCAGCCAGATATCTGACCAGACGCTCTCTATTGCTTACCCCAGGGGATAATCCTGGAGGCCACGCAGCACTCAGTGCACATTATGCTGTCGTACTCCCTGCCTCTCCGGTGATCCGGCGGCAGATAAGCATGTGCACCGCCGAAGCGGTGCTGTTATCCCAGTCCTGGGACATACGGTTTAACGACTTTACCGCGGTCATTGTATAGCAGCACGCAACCCACCCCGTACTACTCTGGCAACCATAAGTTCCTTACATTGCCCCTACCCAAATGCCCTTTAGGCCATGTCTTCTCTCGGCAGTCCTGGAATACTCGACGTTAATCTACTCCTTTACGGAACCATGCTGCCTATACGCCTTACTGCGCAGTGCCTGACGTACCTATGTGGTACCGGCGATTCAGCCGCGGAGCTGTGACACCCCGCAGCCGAACTTTCAAACGGAGGATAGTCAACATCCAAATGAGCCGTTTGCTTTCGCCCACTGGCTCTATGATAATAATAACATAAATTTTTTATAAATTGTATTAATCTTCTAAGACACTCTTTATCCGTTGTGAAACTCTCGCCTGAGTATATCCAACCGTTGTAGCAATCTCTTGCTGCGTCTTCCCTTCCAGAAACGTCAGTTCAAATATCTGTCTATCAACACTATCCGAAATTTCTGCTATGTACTGCTCAATCTCCAACACCGTCGCCCTGATCTGCTCCTGCCTCTCTTTCCGGATCCGCAGTCGCCTGGCAATCTCATCGGCTTCTTTTGGCTCATCCATTTGTACAGTAGTACGGACCTCCGTAAAAGGAAAATCCTTACTAGAGCCTACCACCTTTCCCATGACAGTAGGGACCTCTGCAGCACGGTCATACAGCTTGTCTATCGCCTTGTCATTCAGTGCCTGCTCTTTCAGCAGCGCCCTGTACTGTTTCAGGGTTTTCTTGTCCATTGGCATTACCTCCCATCAGCTTACTTGGATCATTTACCCAACGGAAAAAGTCAACAACACAATCATCACATAGATCATATTTACAACAGTGATTGTTCTCTCCTCTTACACTTATATGTCCAAACGATTCGCCGCTGCAATCGTCTCCTTTAATCTTTAATTTATTGCTGTCAAAATAACTACCGCATCTATCACACTTCATTGCATACATCGGTATCACCTCCTGTCCCACATCTGCATAAACTCTTGATACGAATAGCTCTCACAGGCTCCCGTTTTATGCCGGAGGAGAATGTGATGCTCACATAAATCTACAACCTGCATCCGGCGGCTTACCTTTACAATCCGTCTCCCATCGTCTTTTACCTCCACTTTTATGTACACAATATCTCCGCGCTTTACTCCGTACCGCTTTTCCCGCGCTCTTATATTTTCTTCCCGTCGAATTGCTGGAAGCGCCTGCTCGTAGGTAGGGTCCGGGCAGCCTGATTTGTTTTTTATCATCTATCTTTCTCCTTTCTAGGTATTCCAAAACTGTCATTTTTTCCGTGGCCTCATGCCCTCCCATATAGTTTCTATGGTCTTGAACCGGTATCCGCAGATCGGGCACTGCCTCCGCCGCAATACTGCAAAACCGTCTAAGCTCTCCTCTGTATCCGTTACCTGCGTTTTGCCGCCGCATTTCTTGCACTTCATGACTCGCCTTTCTCTTTGCCGCCGTTTTCCAATAGCCACTGGAACACCAGACGGTTTGCAATATGTGTAAAACCTATAAGGTCAGTATCATCACCGGTTATTCCAATATATAAGAGATGTACTGCCATAATCATTGCTGTAAAGTCATCTGTAAGATTATCCTCATTAAGTTCTATTTTGGGTATTTCTGTGCCTTCTCTTTCCTCTTCATCTAAATATAGATCCCTTAAAACTGTCACAAACTTTTCTACTCTTTCGTTAAATTCCTGTTTATTCATCTGTTCTCCTCCAATTTCACTATACTAAAAGTGCCAATACACCGAAAAGTCCAACTGCCACACCTGCGCCTATCCAAATACCAGCGTTCAAATAAGCGAATGAATCTAAAATGTATTCTTTAATGATTTTTTTCATGTTTTTACTCCTTTTCATGATTTTTTTATCTTTTCACCACAGTTTCATCACATTTTCCCGGTATAGTAATACTCAACAAAGGGCGATAACCTTTTTCATATAGACTTTTCTTTTTCATACTGCCGGGCCTGCTGACCCGGCCCTCCTACTTTTATAGGCTATCCTCCAATCCTCTCCCTGTATGCTCTCATATAGTTTCTCATGTACCACTTCTCACACTCACGGCAGTAGCTATTACGGCGATTCTGCTTTTTCATTAGCCTGAACGCTTCTTCCTCTTTTGGCTCGCGGCATATG